TGAGTTTTTTGGCATAAAGTCAAAGATTAGCATCACCTGTGAAAAGCATGGCGTTTTTTATCAGGTAGCAGAGCACCACGCGAATGGTCATGGTTGCAGGAAGTGTGGATCAGAAAGAAGCGCGGCAATTAGAGCTATGTCTTGGGATGATTTCGTCAGGGAAGCTAACCTTATTCATGGCAATAAATACAGCTATGTAAAATGCGATGATTTCAGAACTACATCAAAAGTAACCATTGTTTGCATGAAGCATGGTGAATTCACTAGGAAAGCAGGAAAGCATCTTTCGGTTAACTCCGGCTGCACGGTTTGCTCCGGCAGAAACCCAACCAACAGCAGCAAGCCGATAGGGCTTGGTTACTTCTTAGATAAGTCATCAAAAATTCATGGGGATAGGTACGACTATTCAAAGGTTGAGCTTTCTAATTGCCGCGACAAGGTAATCATTACATGCAAGTTGCATGGTGATTTCGAACAGGTTGCTTATGAGCATTATATCGGTAAAGGTTGTAGGATGTGCGGCTATATATCCGCAAACAAAAAGAAGAAAAATGATGGAACAATATACAGCTATTCTCGAACGAAGTACATTGAGATGGCCAATGCTAAAACTGATGGGATGAGTAATTTATACATCGTTAGGATGAAGTCAGAGGACGAGTCATTCATCAAGATTGGTATCTGCATGCACGGCCTTAAGCGTAGATTCAAGAAAGGTTTCCCATATGAAATATCAGACAGTATTGTTATAAGGATGGAGGCAGGAAAGGCTTGGGATGCTGAAAAGCACCTTCACCGAATGCTGAAGCATCTTTCTTATAAGCCTGAGATTAAATTCATGGGAAGCACCGAGTGCTTTTCTGATTTGAATCAGGATTCTATGAATATGATCGGTGAAATAAAATGCCAACAACGCTAAACCCTGCGCTCAGGGATTACTGGAAAACCAGGATAACCGATGAAGGCGATGCGGTAAGATTCCGCATCGCAGTAGGAGGCCGGATGTCAGGCAAATCACACGATTTTGCTGGCATGGCAATTGCCCGTGCCAACTTTTTCGAGCAGCGCTTCCTCTGCCTGCGTATGTTTCAGAACCGCATCAGCGACTCCGTTTACACCCTGCTGAAGGATAAGATTAACGGGTTTGGCCTGAGTGCCAACTTCAGGATTTACAAGGATGCTATCGAGCATAAGACCAACGGATCACTTTTTCGCTTCTATGGCATGGCCAGGAACATCGACGAGATAAAGTCTTTCGAGAATGCATCCGTTGCGTGGATAGAGGAGGCGCACAACCTTACTGAGGATATGTTCGTCGCCATCCGACCCACAATCATGCGTAACGAAGGCGCAGAGATGTGGTTTACGTTCAACCCCCGGCTAAGGACGGATTATGCATATCAGCGGCTCGTGGTTAACCCCCCTTCCGGTTCGGTTGTTAGATTCATAAATTATGATGAGAACATTTTTCTTAACCGAACTGCACTGGCAGATATCGATGCTGAGAAGAAGGAAGATTACGAGTTATTCCGCCACATTTACCTTGGCCAGCCGCTTGAGAATGATGATGATGCCGTTATCAAAATGAGCTGGATTGAGTCTGCCGTTGATGCGCACCTTACTATTGGCTTCGACGATTCAGGTCGTAGTCGTGTCGGATTTGATATAGCTGACTCCGGCGATGACAAATGCGCAACCACTTATGCCAAAGGCTCTGTGGCTTATGACTGCGATGAGTGGAAGGCTGGCGAGGATGAATTGCTGAAGAGTGTCATGCGAGCTAAGGCTATGGCTGATAAGCATGGCGCTGATATCGTGTATGACTCTATTGGCGTTGGTGCAGCTACCGGATCTAAGCTAAATGAAATTGGATTCAGGAGGCATCAGAAGTTTAACGCAGGTGCTGCCGTGATGTTCCCTGAGAAAAAATATCAGGCTGGCATAACCAACAAAGACTTCTTTGCCAACCTAAAGTCGCAGGCATGGTGGGGTGCCGCGGATAGATTCCGGCTCACTCATCAGGTTGTGGAAGCAATGAGGAAAGGTGAAGAGCCGCCAAAGTTTAAAGTTGACCAGTTGATAAGTATCTCAAGCGATATGCCAAAGATAGATAAACTAAAGTATGAACTAGCGACACCTAAGAGAGACTTTGATAAGGTTGGGCGTGTAATGGTCGAAAGCAAGAAAGACCTGGCTAAGCGCGATATCAAGTCGCCTAACATCGCCGATTCCTTTATCATGGCATTTGCACCTATTCACAAACCATTCCACATACCGGATACCATGCTGAAATGACAACTAAACGCCAGCCAGCAGAGCCGAGAAAGCCTGCGAAGATTACCAATCATCACCTTGAGCTGGCGGCAGCTAAGCCTGAGGATGAGGTTAACCAATACGCGAATTTTGAGCGTTACACGCCACTTCCCGGCGTCATCCCTCCCGCTAAGCTGGAGTCGGCGCTTGCCATGGACTCCACGCCATACGACGTGCTTAACCAGATGAATCTGTGCTCTGAGTATGCCGGGTTCCGTGGATACCCAATCCTTGCCACAATGGCCCAGCAGGTTGAGTACAGCAACATGGTTCAGGTGCTGGCCGATGAGATGGTGCGTAACTGGATTGAGGTGAAGTCTACCAAATCAGGCGACCCGGACGTTGAGGCGATGGAGGATGCGCTGGTTAAGTTTGACATCAAGCGCCTGATTCATGAGGCCGTGGTGCATGATGCCACGTTCGGCATTGCTCACACATTCGTTGATGTGGGTGCCACAGATGCGCAACTGGCTAATCCGCTGGTGCTTGACCCTCGCGCCATTAAGAAAGGCTCACTGAAGGGATTCCGCGTCGTTGACCCTACCTGGATTTACCCGGCCCTCTACAACACGCTCTACCCTCTCAAGGAAGATTTCTACAAGCCTCAGCAGTGGTTTGTTATGGGACAGACCGTGCATCAGTCATATCTGATTGATATGGTGTCCAGGCCGGTAATGCAGATTCTCAGGCCTTCATACAACTTTGGTGGCCTCTCGCTGATTCAGTTGATGCAGGACTACGTTGATGACTGGCGCGATGTTAAGCGCAACGTGCGCAAGATTATCGAGACACTTCGCCTGCGCATCCTTTCAACCGACATGGACGCCCGCCTTGCTGAGCCAGGTCAGTTCGATAACCGCATCAAATTCCTGAACCTGTATGCGGACAACTTCGGTACTCTGGCGCTTAACAAGGATACCGAGGAACTTATTCACCAGCAGACGTCCCTGAGTGAGCTGTCTAACCTGCTGTCAAACTTTCAGGACCAGTTGTGCATTCCCGCTCGTGTAACCAACCTGAAGCTGCTGGGTAACGCGCCAGCCGGCCTTAACGCGTCAGGTGACGCAGAGCTTGAAACGTGGCACGAAACCATCTCAGGTATGCAGGAGCGCGATATCCGTCGCAAACTGGAAACCATCTTCAAGATTATCCAGTTATCAGAGTTCGGCGAGATTAAGGACAATATCTACTTCGAGTTCCGCCCACTCAATGAGCTTTCCGACAAAGACAGGGTTGATATCATCAAGACCAGGGTTGAAACGGTTGTTGCTGCAGCTGACTCAATGATTATCAGCACTGAAGAGGCGCGCGACTCGCTCAAGCAGATTGAGGGCGCTGGATTTGAGAGCCTGGCAGATGGCTACGTGCCTGATGAGGAAGTGACGGATGAGCCGTAAGCGCCCTCGTACGTTCAGGCCGGTTCAGTACAGTGCGGGTGATATCGTGTGGTATCGATCCGCTATGCTGAAGCAGATTCGCGACATGAATACCGACGTCCGGTCAACGGTTGTGGGTATCTTCCGAGAAAACAGTCTTGCCACACCTACAATGGCGCAGGATGCCAGCCCGGTTAAGATGGTGCGGGATGCAATTCGCACTCTGGCCAGTAAATGGGTTAAGCGATTCACTGACATGGCCACCGGTATCAGCGACCAGCTTGTTGACCGTACGGCAGAGGCCGTAGACCGGAACCTGAAAGCGTCAGCCCGCAAGGAAGGCATGACCATCCAGATGCAGTGGACTGAGGCCATGATGGAGCGACAGGAGGCAATCATTGCCGAGAACGTCAGCCTGATTAAATCCATCCCTGAGAAGTATTTCACCGAGGTTGAAGGCATGGTATATCGCGCCGTAACAAAAGGTGGAGACCGTGAGGGCCTTGTTGATGAGTTGATGTCTGGCTTCAGTAAGCGAGAGGGAATCACGCGACGCCGCGCAGAGTTTATCGCAAGCGACCAGGTGCGCAAGGCAACCAGCGCCCTGTCCTCTGTCCGGCAGCAGGCAGCAGGCATTACCCACGGCGAATGGATTCACAGCGGCGGTCAGGCGAAACCTCGCCACAGTCACGTAAAGGCAGGGAAAGAGCATCTGGAGTTTGAGCTGGCCAAGGGTGCGTTTCTGGATGGCGAATGGATAATGCCAGGTTATTTGCAAGGCTGCGCTTGCAGTTGGCGCCCTATCCTGAAATTCTGACCCGCTTCGGCGGGTTTTTGCTTTATAGCACTTTTTGATAAAAATTAATTCCTGATTAAGATATGATTGCCTCATCAAAACAAATGAGGCGATGATGATGAAGAAAGGCGATAAAGTTCGGTGCGTGGGTTTGAGTGAGGGCACAACCTATTTAACGGTTGACCGTGAATACGTCATTACGGCGGCGGATGGCGACAAGAGCGCCATGTATGGCTACATTGAAGGAAGCTGTAATTTTGAAATCATCAACGATTTTGGTCGCGTTAATTTCTGCATTTACCCTGAGTGCGCGCATGGTGAGTGGGAGATTGTGGAATGATGTACTTCCTGAGCGAGTTTAAAATCCATGCTCGTGATTGTGGTTACGAAGAAGAGTTCGATAAGCAAATGCAAATCCTGAAGATTGCGCGCGAGAATGCGGAAAAGGCAGGAAAGAAAGATGAAGCAGGATTCTATCTTGCTCTGGCATATATGGCGTTAGAAGGTGATGAATAAAATGACTGATAAAGAAATTTATGAGCAGCTAAAGGAAGGAGCCAACCCATCTTACATAGATGGCCTGCGTCATTTCGACACATCAGAGGTCATCCAGTGGATGATTTCATATCATCAGGAAGTTAATGCGGAGTTGCTGGATGCTTTAGAAATGATGATCTTGTTTAGCAAGCCAACAAAGGCAAACTCGGCAGCACTGGCAAATGCGCATGCTGTCATCAACAAAGCACTTGGAGTTAAATAATGATTAACGCTAAAGATGAGTTTGTATATCACGCACTCGGCGAGGGAATGCCGGATGTTTTGTGTGCTAAATTGACATACGGATATGACTGGGATGAAGATAACAAACCCATGAGATTAAATGTCGGGTTCACGGCATCAGGGCTTGATAATTTCTTGCAGACAATTGATTTCGATTACAACAGTGGCTACGGCGGCCAGCTTCTTTTCGGAATAATTTGGTACAAAGATGGCACATTCTCACAGCGCGTGGAGTATGACGGCTCGGAATGGTGGGAGCACGTTACCGTTCCGGAAATTCCTGAAGAGTTAAAATAAACTAAACAGGCGCCTTCGGGCGCTTTCCCCGCTTAAAACACCCGCCTGTTGCGTTCTAATCCACTCCGTTGCATAATGCTGATAATTCTGATTGATAAGGCGATTGCAACAAATGACCACTGCCAGCCATGCTGCATCAATGCATAGCCTGTTAGCCTTCGATCGCGCCAGCGTTCGCACAATGGACGTTGATGGCGTCATGCACATCGCACGCACGCCAATTACAAAGGCGTGCGTCAATGGATACTACGGAAAAGAGATTCCAGGCAGTGAGGAAATGGGCCTACAGCCCGATCGCATGTATAAAATGCTGCGATGCCCGGAAGAGCTAAAGAAGGCAGTACCATCAGCCAATCGCCGCCCACTGCTAAACACTCACCTCCCCTTTCTTGCGTCAGCACCACCAAAAGACGCGGTCGTCGGTTCAACCGGAGAGAATGCAGAGTTCGATCACCCTTACCTGTACAACTCGATGGTGAACTGGGATTCAGCTTCTATTGCTGGCATTGAGTCCGGCCAGCAGCGTGAAATTTCCTCCTCTTATCGATATCGTGCAGATATGACGCCCGGTGTGTATAATGGGGAGGAATACGACGGCGTGATGAGAGATATCGTCTTTAATCATGTCGCTATCGTTCCAGACGGACGGGCAGGCCCTGACGTTTTAGTGTACGACTCCAAACCCAAAGGATACGACGTAATGTCTAAACTCGAAAAGCTGTGGGCCACCATTCTGCCCCGTCTGGCAAAAGATTCAAACCCGGACGAAGTGAAGGAACAAGTCGCCAAAATCGTCGATGATGAAGATGAAGATGGCAAGGATAAAGACAAGCCAAAGACCGCCAACGATCAGGATAATGGCGAAAGTGAAGCTGAACGCATGGCCCGCGAGAAGCGCGAAGAAGAAGAGCGTGAGCGCAAAGACCGCGAGAAGGATGATAAGATGGCTAAGGATTCACGCCTGGCTATGGATGCACTCGAAACCCGCATGCGCTCACAGTTCCGCGAGTTGCGTGAGGCTGAGCAGATGTGCGAGCCGCTGATTGGCCGCGTAGCATGCGATTCAGCAGAAGAAGTCTACCGCATGGCTCTGAAGCAGAAAGGCATTCATGGTGTTGAATCCCTGCACGCCTCCGCTCTCAAGCCAATGGTTGAAATGCTGCAGAGCAACAAGATGGCTCAGGATTCTGCGCCGGTCATTAACAATGATTCGCGCGCCCGCGTTTCTGACTTCTTTAAAGGTGAATAATCATGGCTTTTCAGACTTCCGTAGGCCTGTTTTTAGGTGTTGGCGCTGAAGCTCAGCCAGCAGGCACAGCTCCAATTATCGCAGCATCTGGCGGCCCTGATGCATACCGCGCTGGCGAGAATGGCGTTCGCATCGGTCGCTTCGTGTTCCGCGCAGAAGTGCCAGCAGGCGATGACGAAACTATCGTTGTGACCACCGTTGCGCCATCTGCCACATCTATCCCGGTTGGCTTCATTCAGAACGTGCTGCAGGGTTATGTCGGCTACTTCGACTCCAACTCAATGATGGTGCCACCAGGTCGCGGCGTATCACCGAAGGTTGGTGGCGACTTCTGGGCTAAATCAAGCACCGTTGCTACTGCTGGCCAGAAAGTATTTGCAAGCGTTACCGATGGCTCAATTGCCACCGGTGCTGCTGGCGCTACCGTTGCTGGTCACGTTGAAACTAACTACACCGTTGCTCATGGCGCTCCTGTTGGCGACCTGATTATCATCTCTTCCTGGAGCAAAGCATAATGACTCAATTAACTCAGGCGGATTTCTCCGCCTTCATGGCAGCCGCCAAAGCTAAAGGCGTGAACCTGCCGGCAACGGTGAATAAGCTGCATCTGGCTAACGATGCCGACCCTCAGCCAATGCTGCCACCAAACGGCGGAATCCCGGCGATCGTCTCCAGCTTCATCGACCCGGTTGTTGTGCGCACCGTGTTTGCCAACCTGGTATCTCAGGAGCTTTTCCCTGAGAAACGCATGGGTTCGTGGGCGCAGGATAACATTATGATCCAGCGCGTTGAGCCAACTGGTCGCGTAGTGGCGTATGAAGACTACAGCGAAGATGGCGCGGTGCAGGTTACTAACTCATGGGAAAACCGCTCAGTTTACCGCTATCAGACTATGGTAACTTACGGTGAGCTGGAGCAGGAGCGCATGGGCCTTACCGGTCTGGCATATGCAGCAGAAAAGCAGCGTGCGGCAGCTATCACCCTGAACCAGGCGGCGAACAAGTTCTACTTCTTCGGCGTTGCGGGTATTGATAACTTCGGCATCCTGAATGACCCTGACCTGCCAGCTTCAATCAGCCCAATCCCTGACCCTAACGCGGCTGGTGCTGTTCGCTGGGAAAACAAGTCCGTGCTGGGTATCTACAACGATATTCTGGCGCTGTATCAGGATTTGATTACCCGCACCAACGGCATCCTCGGTGACGGCATTAACATGGCATCCAACCTGGTGCTGGCGATGTCTCCTCAGGTTTCCGTGTGGTTCAAGCGTGCCAACGAAATCTTCGGCAACACCGTTGAGAAGATGGTCCGCGACTCCTTCCTTAACATCCGCTTCGTTGTCGCACCTCAGTACAGCACTCCGGCTGGCGAACTGGTGCAGATGATGGCTACGGAAATTCAGGGTCAGCAGACCGGTTATCTGGCATACAGCGACAAGCTGCGCGCTCACCCGCTGATTACCATGACTTCCTACTGGAAGCAGAAGTATTCTGGTGCAACATACGGCGCTGTTATCACTCAGCCGCTGGCCGTGTCATCAATGCTCGGCGTTTGAGAAAATAGCTGATATACTCTAAGAAATGCCGCTCACATGGGCGGCTTTTTTATAACTTACTGAGAGGTTTATCATGGCAGGCAAAACTCTTGTTATCGGTTGTAAAATCCCTAACGGTATCGTTCTGCGCGGTGCAGGTAAGCAATTCCTGATTAACGGGTCAAGCAAATCCAGCGTGATTGGCGGCTACGGCATCACCGAAGACGTGCCAGCCGAAGTCTGGGAAGACTACGCAAAGGCTCATGCCAAATCCCCTGCCATCGTGAACGAGCTGGTTTTCGCGCAGAAAGACACCAAGTCAGCACGCGATGCAGCTAACGAGCGCAAAGGACAGAAGACCGGCTTCGAGCAGATTAAAGCTGAAGACGCTGGTGTCAAAGAAGACAAAGAGACCGAGTAATGGCTATTGTCGCGCTTGATGTTCCTAAGTTCAGGGAGCTATTCCCTGAGTTCAGCGCTGTTACTGATACTCAGTTGCAGTTCCTTTTCGATGAGGCAACAGACTATCTGAACAACACCGAACATTCTCCGGTGCAGGAGTACACTAAGCGCGAGCGCCTTCTTTACCTTCTGATGGCGCACATTGCCTATATGCGATACGGATACCTCGACGCCGGTGGCAGCCTGATTGGCGGCGCTGGTTTTGTGGGTCGAGTTTCATCTGCCACGGAAGGTAGCGTATCAGTAGGCACGGAGCTGGGAGCCATGCCAGGAGGAACTGCCTGGTACACGCTGTCGCCTTACGGGCTTGCGTTCTGGCAGGCAACCAAATTCCTGCGCATGGCAAAATATTACCCTGGAATGGTGTGTAAACATGTCCGGCACGATTACCGATAGGCTTGACGCCATTGCCCGCGAACTGGCAAACAAAACGCTGAAGGTCGGCTTCATTGATGGAGCCACCTACCCCACCGGCGAAAGCGTTGCTCAGGTCGCATTCAATAACGAATACGGCGTGCCAGAAAAGCGTCAGCCTCCACGTCCCTTCTTTCGCAATGCAATATCAGACCATCAGGATGAGTGGAAGGACGCTATAGGCAGAGGAATCCGTGCCGGATATCCTGTTGCGCAGGTGCTTGAACAGGTAGGCGCGCTGGCCGCTTCTGACGCGTACACCTCAATCACTCAATTGATGGACCCGCCAATCTCTATGCGCACTATCCGTGAGCGCCAGGAGCGTGGTAACATGTCAACCAAGCCGCTGATTGACACGAAAATCATGATCAACAGCATTAGTTACGAAGTAAGAGATTCGGGTGATACGGAATGAATCTACACGCCATAGTTCGCGGTGCTATCAATACGGTTAACCCGGATAAAACCGGCATCCTGCGCCGATACCTTGGCGAGACGGTTGGTCCAGGACGCAAGCCCGTTCCCACTTACTACCCCGACGAGCCAGTAACGTTTCAACTTCAGCCTTTGAGTAAAGGCGATCTGATGCATGTCGATGGCCTGAATCTTCAGGGGCTTTTCAAATCAATTCACATCAATGGCGCCATCTACAGCGTCAATCGCACCATGCAGAAAGGTGGCGACCTTTTCATTATCGACGGCCTGACCTGGCTGGTGATTGAACCGCTTGAGCTGTGGGATACCGGCTGGTGCCGCCTGCTTGTTTGTCTGCAAACGGACCCTAACTGATGGCTACCGATTACACTGTAGATAACATCGTTGACACGGTGGCAGACTTTATTGAAATGCTTGGGCTTGGCGAGTGCCAGCAGGCTCAGGCTGACCGAGTTCCTATGCCGCTTGGCGCTTTCAATATCATCACCCCACTCAAATTTAAACGCCTTGGCACAACGAGAGACATCAAAGCCGACACCGGTAGCGCCATCACCTCTCAGATGTCATACACTGAGATACGCCAGGCGGAAATTCAGGTTGATTTATATGGCCCTGAAGCAGGTAATCGCGCCATTGAGCTTGAAACTCTCTTTGCCAGTTCGTATGGATATGAGACAATCAAAACGCTTGATGACAGGCTCGCACCGCTCTATTCGTCCGAGGCAATCCAGGCACCGATGATTAATGCGGAAAGTCAGTGGCAGGAGCGATACATTATCACCCTTTACTTGCAAGCGCACATCACGGTAACACTCCGGCAGGATTATTTCGATCGTGCTGATATCACTCTTGAACAGGTGGATAATAAATGAGCACCATTCCATTAAGTAAAGATTTCAACATCACGCCGAACGTGGTGTCGCCTGCCGGTGATGCACTCGATGCAAACGGCCTGGTGCTAACGGACAGCAACCTGATTCCATCTGGCTCAGTGCGGCAGTTCTTTTCGGCTGATGAAGTATCGGGGCTGCTTGGCTCAGATTCGCGCGAGTATCAGGCGGCTGTTGTCTATTTCAACGGCTACGACAACTCAAGCGTAACACCTGGCACGTTGCTGATGACCCGTACTCAGGGGGCAGCGGCTGCTGGTTATCTGATGTCTGGAAGTCAGCGCGGCGTGCCTCTGTCTCAGTTGAAAGCTATCCCTGCCGGCACGCTAACTCTTTCGGTTGATGGAACCACGCAGGTCAGTGATGCGATCGACCTGTCAGCGGCAACAAGCCAGAGCAATATCGCATCCATTCTGCAAACCGCGCTTGATGGCGTAGCAGTGACGTGGGATGCGACAGCCAGCCTGTTCATCATCACCTCTTCAACCACTGGAGCCACCACGTCAGCCGTTAGTTTTGCTGCTGATAACGCACTAAGCCAGGGCCTGAAGCTGACCGCCGCAACGGGCGCGCAACTCTCTGCCGGCAATGCGACTACCAGCCTTACCGACACGCTGAGCAACGTTGTTGACAGCAATCAGAACTGGATTGGCCTGGCAAGCGTTGTTGACCTTGACGACGCCGAGCGTATCGAAATCGCTGCGTGGGTTAACTCACAGAAAAGCCGCCATTTCTACTCCATGCACGACGGCAATCAGGACGCGCTAATCGCAAACAGCTCAACTGCTTTTGTGCCAACGCAAATCCTGCCCGCCGGCTATGAAGGCGTATTCCCGATTTATGGCGACTACCTGGATGCGATGACTGCTCTCGCCTATGCGGCAAGCATTAACTTTGACCAGACGGCTGGCCGAGTGTCGTATAAGTTCCGCAAGTTTACCGGTATCGTGCCGAAAGTGACTTCTCTTTCTCAGGCTCGTGCGCTGGAAAGTAATGGTTACAATTATTATGGCGACTATGGACTGAACAAAACCCTTAAGCAGTATGGCGCTGATGGTTCGATCACTGGCAAATACCTGTGGATTGACTCTTTTGTCAATCAGGTTTGGATCAACGCCAACCTGGTTTCTGCCTACTCTGAGTTGTTCACCAACAACCAGAGCTACAGTTACAACGCACAGGGCTACGCATCTATCCAGGCTGCAACCATTGACCCCGCAAACCGCGCAGTAAACTTCGGTGCCATTCAGCGCGGTGTTGTGCTGGATAGCTCGCAGGTTAAGCAGGTGTCTAATGTGGTCGGCAAAGACATCTCAGCCACGCTTTACAGCGATGGATGGTATCTGCATATCCCGACGCAAACCGGCGCGTCACGCATTGAGCGATCGCTGAATGGCGTTATCTTCTACTACGTTGACGGGCAGCTGATTCAGTCTATCAACATGGCATCTACTGCGATTCTGTAAGGAAAGAAAAATGGCAATTGATATCACCAGTGCTAACAGCAAGCTCAGAATCGTAATCCCGGAACTGTTCCCTGCCGGATTCGATGTTGATGATTACTCGGCTGATTCCATGTTTGAAACTGCTGCATTGCAGAACAAAGAAGATATGATGTCGGCGGATGGTAAGTATCACGCGGGTTATGTGTATAATCCAGTGGAGTTCACCATTAACCTGATGGCCACGTCGCGTGCCGGTCAGCTTCTTGACCAGGTATACTCAGCGGAGCGCACTGCAATTCGCGCCTTCACCGTCAACGCTACGCTGGCCATTCCTTCGCTGGATAACTCAAAGTGGAACTTCGTTAATGGCGTGCTGTATTCATGGAACCCCACCCCACCCGGTCGGCGTATCCTGCAGCCACGCGCAGCAGTTTTCCACTTTGAGCAAGTAACCCGGAGCTAATAAGATGCGCAAAGAAGTAACGTACAAGGTAGAGAATCAGGCCAGTCGTGATTTTGGCAAGGAGTTCCTGATTACTGAAATGTCAGCCTGGGCTGGCGATGAGCTGGCGCAAGACCTGTTCCGCATCATGGGCGAGGAAGGGTTCACTTCCATCCCAACAGATGTGATTAATATGGGCTGCGCTGGTTTTGCCTCCCTTGGTCTGCCTGTGCTTACTGCCGCATCTCCAGAGGTGTCCCGCGCATTGCGGGATCGCCTTCTGGCAACCGTGGAAATTGTCGTTACTCACAACGGGCAGACTAACAAGCGACCGGTAAATGGCCCCATTGACTTTGAAGAGGTTGAGACTATCCGCGCACTGCTTGATAAAGTGTTCGAGGTTAACTTCTCTTTTTTAGGGAAAGGCAGCGAGTAAAATTCCCTTACATCGCAGAAGACCCTACCCCGGAACAACTGGTGTCACCTGTTAACATGTCAGAATCGCTGTTCGCCGTCATGCAATCGGGTAAGGCAACTTACCTTGATTTGCAGGATAAACTTTCGGTTCGCGACATGTATAATATCCTGGAGGCTATCTCAGTCTCTAACTACAACGAGAGAGTCTGGCACAGATTCCAGGAAAACCGCAGATGAATCAGACAGTAGAAGAACTTGCTTATGTCATTTCCGTAAAAACAGATAAGTTCCTGAACGGCAAGCGCCAGGTTGAGCAAGGCGCTAATGACATGCGCAATCAGCTGCGCAGGTCTGCCAATGAAACTGATGCGGCTCTCGGTAAAGTTACCGGCTCGTTCAACCAGTTTGGCGATGCCGGCAAGACCGCATTCAACGGCATTCAATTAGGTGCCGCCAAATTCCTGGGTGTCGCCCTCACCCTTGAGGGTGCGCGCCGTATGTTCGCATCCACCACTACCGACCTTGTGCGCCTGGGTAACGTATCCAGCTTCCTTGGCATATCCGCTACCGGCCTGCAGGGTTACGAGCGTGCAGCTCGTGCTGTTGGCGTATCGTCGCAGTCAATGGGGAGCAGTCTGGCTAAAGTTAAGAATGCGCAGTTATGGGCGCGCACCGGCATGGGCGCACCTGACGAGTCAACCGTGGCCATCCAGCAGCTTCAGGGAATGACAGGCGTAGATATCATTGGCGCAAAAGACCCCGGGCAGGGATTAAACCGGCAGGCTGAAGCACTCCGCAAGCTCAACAAAGACCGGGCTCAGGTGATGTGGCAACGCATGGGCGGTCAGGATGACATGTTCAACCTGATGTACTCCGGCAACCTTGCCACGCTTCAGAAGCAGTTCGAGCAGCAGAGCAACGCTACGCCCGCAGCCATTAAACAGGCTATGGATGTTACTGAGACGCTTGAAAAACTCAGGGCTACAGCAGATGGAGTCGCTCAGGAGTTCGTCAGGATATTTGGAGAAGATATAAATAATGCGCTAGAGTCTTTGCAAAAGTGGCTTGCTGAGCATGCAGGAGATATCACTGGCTTTTTCCAGGAGTCAACGTCATGGGCTAAGCAGTTTTCTGACGCAGTTGGCGGAACCTCAAACGCATTACTGATACTTGCCGCCACTTGGGCTAAAACCCCAATGGGCGCGCTGATGGCAGCCGGACTCTATGCAAATCAGCAGTTTGATGGGATGCTTAATGAAAGAAAAGGCGCTTACGGAAGCGACACCATAGCTGGAGGAAATGTAAGAGCAAAATCTCCTATAGGTAATTTCATATCCTGGATTACTAGCGGCGCTCATGATATGCAAAAAAACATGCAGGAGGAGAGATTAAAAAGACTTCCTGCCACGAACGGCCAGGGATTAACGCCAGGCGCCACCAACCCAGAAGCAGCATACCCGCAGGAGCGCCAGAGCAACGACTGGTTTAGCGACTTCCTGCGTTCAGTTGGCATCGGTAGTGCAGGCGCTGCAAGCATGTCACCTACCCTTTCCGGTCGCGCAGCAGTAATGACTTCCGGACAGGTTGATGCTCAGCTAATGGATGCTCTGATGATGACAGAATCAGGCGGTAACCCACTGGCAAGAAATATGCGCAGCGGCGCCACCGGTGCTTATCAGTTCATGGCTGGCACTGCTCGTGATATGGGACTCAAGGTTGGCAATGGCGTTGATGAACGTCTTGACCCTGAGAAGTCTCGCGCAGCGGCCAGCATGTACATGAGTCAGTTGCTGAAGCGCTACGGCGGAAACGTTGACTATGCCCTGAAGGCTTACAACTGGGGAATGGGTAATATGGACGCATACCTAAAGACCGGTCGCGGCGCCAGTGGTCAGGAAATGCCACAGGAGACGCAAAACTACTCAGGTCGCGTTGCCGGGTACTATCGCCGGATGGCCAATGGCGCTATGATGCCAGGTAGCAGCGCGAGCAACGTTGATAACAGTCAGGCGAGCACCACGAACATCCAGACAGTAAACGTGCAAACCACGCCGCAAACCGTTGACCAGTTGAGTAGCGCAATCAATGAGCAAGTTCAGCGCAGTCACGTTACCGTTTCATTTGCAGGGGCGAACAATCCATCATGAGCATCCTGTCACTCAACACAGCAGACATATTCAATGCGATCGGCGGAGGTTCTCCGCTATCCATTATCAATGGCATCCTGCACCCTACTTACGCTATCAGGCAATCAGGAAGTGGCGAGGTCGGGCTTGAATACAGCGGCATGATGTCGTTCGGCAACAATGGCCGGGCGTCCATCACCACAGCGCCGATTGAAGGCGGAAAGTATCAAGCCATCAACAAGGTGCGCGAGCCTAACCGGGTTCAGTGCGCCGTGGTGGTTTCAGGGCTTACAGGATACAGCGGGAACATCCCCAACATTTTCGATCTAACGCTGACCAGCCGCTCCGCAACTCTGGCTCGTATCAAAGAGATGCTGGAGACGACGGGTCTTTATGACATCGAGACGCCGGATGGCGTACTTGAAGGCTACGACCTGGTTGACCACAGCCATAAGATTACCGCTCAGAGCGGCGTCACCCTGCTAACCGTTTACCTGGAGTTTCAGGAGATACTGGAGCAAATGGAGGTGCAACTGTCTGGTGGCCAGTCGAGCGAAAAGCCAACCACAAACGAAAAGGCATCTGGAATCACTGGAATGTCGAGCATTACGAAGGAAGCCAGCGCAAAGCCTTCAGCACTCGATGAGTTGAGCAAGTCCTGGAATAACCTCAAGAAGGCTACTGGCCAGCTAACAGACCAGGTTTCTGGTCAGGTAACTGACTCTTTCCAGAGCGCTTCACAGACCGTCACCAAGACCGCAGCCGAAGTGGCAAAGAGCGCCACGGATAAGGCCACCGTTATCGTCAAGTCAATTTCAGGCGCAATATCATGATTACCGTATCTGTCGAGCCAGTAAAGGAGCAGTCATTCAACGTCACGCTGGCTAACCAGCCCTGCTCTATCCGCCTGGTGCAGCGTGATAGCGGCATCTATATGGACCTTTCGGTAAATGACGTGGCTATTATTCAGGGCGTCCCGTGCCTGTACGCTACTCGAATGGTTCGCTATTCATACCTTGGGTTCTCTGGCGATCTGGTTTTCCTTGATACTCAGGGGCAATCTGACCCTGAATTCTCACAGCTTGGCTCCAGGTTTAACCTCTTCTACATGACGGAGGCCGAACTTGTACAGTGAGAAGACGCTGCGCTTTGAGTTTGAAAACTACACCGGCGCATTTGATGAGGCTGGAAATACCTCTCTTTCAATCAGCAACTGCAAGGCCATGTGCAAAGTTTCATACATGGGAAACACTGGCGGCTTCCAGACTGAGGTAACGCTATACGGCCTTGGCATGGACCTTATCGCAGCACTGTCTGCAAAAGGTATCGGTCCATACACAGACCAGCTACAGCGCATTGGCATGACTGTTTTCGCTAATGATACTGAAGTTTTCTCTGGCCAGATTTTCTCCTGTTACGCCAACATGAATGCCGTCCCTGATTCGTCTCTGGTCATTAGCGCCGTGGCAGGGCTTGAGCTGTCAAGGCGTGCAGCTAAGCCTTTTTCGCTGGAGGGTTCGCAGCCGTACACTGACATCCTGAAGGCAATATGTCAGAGTAATGGCTATAACTTCCGTGGCGTTGGCATAGATGGCATCGTGACCACCAATCCATATTTTGCCGGAAGCGTGATGGACCAGGTGAGATTTGCATGCAACTCAGCAGGCCTCGCGTTTTCCGTTAACGGAAAGAACGTTATCGCATGGAAGCAAGGAACACAGACAGACACGTTAATTCCTCTCGTTTCCAAAGAGTACGGCCTGGTGGGATACCCCGTATTCACTCCAAGCGGAATAACTTTTCAGGCGCAGTTCAGCACCTACCTTGCTCAGGGTCGCTATGTTAAACTGGAAACCATACTGCCGCACGCCACTGGAACCTATCAGTTGTTTGCGGTCGATCACTACCTGTCATCATGGGTCAAAGACGGACCCTGGCTGACCATAGCGCAAGGGACAAAAATTCCAGATGGCGGAACAATCAAGCAATAACCAGCAGAGCTTTTACCAGCCACCATCCTCGCAAACCAGTGATGCAGAGGCATTCGCATTCAGCTTTAACCGACTGCTAAATAGCAGATTCTTCATTGAGCTAGTTAAGGTTGTTGCAGTTAAAGGCGCGGCGCCAAATCTGACGGTTGACGTTATGCCCCTGATGACCCAGATTGACCCTTCTGGCGCGATGATTGAAAATTCCACGGTGTATGGATGCCCGGTATTCAGATTGCAGCGTGGATCGAGCGCTATCATCATGGACCCGGTAGTGGGTGATATTGGCATGATGGCAGTATGTGATGGCGACACAACCGTTGTGAGAGCCAACCTTGATGTTTCTGTTCCTGGTGGAAAGCGCAGGCATAGCAGGTCTGACGGGCTTTACCTGGGTGGGTTTATGAATGGACAGCCTACGGAGTACATTCAATTCCTTGGCAATGAGATAATCCTCAACACGCCAGGCAAGCTAACAGTCACGGCACCATCTGGAACCACATTCAACACTCCAAACGCTCACTTCACTGGCAACATTACAGCAGGTGGTAACATAACCGATAACAATGGCACGCAGGCAGCTAGCATTAAATCGCTGCGTGATGCATATGACGCTCACAAGCATCCAGTTCCAAACGTGCAGAGTGGCTCATCAACAGCAACATCCAACACTACGGACAAGCCAGTATGACATTCGCAACAGCAAAGCTCGACACGTCAACCTGGGATTTAACACTTGATGGATTCGGCAACATTGCCGTAGCTACATCGTCAGAGGCGGTGGCGCAGGAATCGGCAAGCGCATGCCTGGTATTCTATGGGGAGTGCTATTATGACAACACGCTTGGGATTCCCTGGGATACTCAGGTGCTTGGCAAGCCGCCTTCCACGGTTTATATCGCTCAGAAGATGCAGAATGAAGCGAAGAAACTGCCGATAGTAGACCAGGCCATTTGTACGGTATACTTTGACCGTGAGACACGATCAGCACGCGGCAGAATGCTGCTTACCGACACTGAAGGAAACACGGCGCAGGTTACTTTATGACAACTATTCAGACGTCTGTACCGGACGTAACAATTACAGAAAATGGCATCAGCGTGCCGGAAGTTGCGGACGTTCTGAGCGGGCGACTTACGGACCTTTTTAACGCCCTTTCAATCGGAAACGGCTCTGGAGTTGAGCCAAGCATGGCTCTGAGTTCGCCGCAGGGTCAAATGGCCATGTCAGACACTGAGATTATCGCTCAGATATATGACAAATTGCTGGTGCTTTTCAGTCAGATTAATCCTGACTTCTCCTCTGGCAGGTTCCAGGATGGCATTGGGCGCATCTACTTCATGGAGCGAATTGCTGGATCGGGAACCGTTGTCACCGCCACCATTGCGGGAAAGGTGAATACCGTCATCCCCGCTGGCAGCACAGCAATTGACACAAATGGTTATATTTATGCCACCAACTACGCCGTAACCATCTCTGCCTCTGGTTCAATAGACGTGCAATTCACCAACCAGACAGGCGGACCCATTGCCGTATCTCCAGGTGAGCTAAACACGATTTATCGTAGCGTTGATGGATGGGATTCAGTTTACAACGAATCGGCTGGCGTTCAGGGTGTTGATGTAGAGAGTCGCCTGGCTTTCGAGGCTCGCCGCAAAGAATCAGTTTATCGCGGCAGCAGGAATCAGGATGGCAGCGTGCGATCTGCATTGCTTGCGACTGCCGGCGTTCTTGATGCTTATGTCTGGTCAAACCGCACAGATGCAACGGTAAATCAGGGTGTCACTAACTACCCTGTAAAGCCACATTCAATTTATATCGGCGTTTACGGTGGGCAGCCTGCTGATGTCGCTGAGGCCATTTTTAATACCTACAACCCCGGCGCTAATATGAATGGTGACACCACTTTCACCATTATGGATATGACCTACCCTGCCCCTCAGCCTCAGTATTTAATGCAGTGGGAATCAGTTACCCCAACAACCATTTACGTCAGGGTTGAGATTGATGCCTCACTTAATCCGCCAAGTGATATTACGCCGCAGGTTAAAGGTGTGGTGGTAAATGCAATAAACGGCATGGTGGATGGAGTACCAAAGGCCAGGATTGGCTCTACTGTGTCAGCCAGTAGGCTTTATGCGCCGGTGATTGCTATCAATCCTAACACCGTAAGCGTCACCATTATCACCATCTCAAAGGACGGCGTTACCTTCCTTCCGGCGGTAACAATGGGAATTGACCAGGTTCCGGTAATTGACCAAAGCAATGTTACGGTGGTGCTGTTATGAGCTGGCAAGATACAATCCTGAAGCAGTATTCAGCCAGCGAAAGGTTGATAAACATCATATCCACATTTGACCAGGCCGTATCTTTGGATGATTTCACTGATGATTTCATTCGTGACGTCTGGGATTTAACTACCAACGGCAGCTTTGGCCTTGATATGTGGGGTAAGATAGTTAACATCAGTCGTTACATAAAGGCGGATATCGACAGTGATAGCTTTGGTTTCTTTGAGGCTGAAGACAACGATTCGACGCTCTACCCTGACGTATTCAACAGCTCGCCATTTTACGCAGGTGTGCAGGAAACGACGAATGTTCGCTTGGTAGATGATGCTTATCGCACGCTTATTCTGGCAAAGGCATTCAGCAACATATCGATTGTCACCATCCCTGAGATCAACCAGTTCCTGCGCATGCTTTTTGCTGGACGTGGCGTGGCCTTCTGCAGCAACTATTTTGGCATGGCCATGGGAATAACAACCTTATTTGAGTTGCAGCCCTATGAGAAGTCCATCCTGATGAATTATGATGTAATGCCTATACCCTCTGGCGTACAATTAAGGCTGACTCAGATTGTAAACCCTGACTTCGGTTTCTCTGAAGACGCATATGGGTTTAATGAAGGTATTTTTTATGGAGTTCAATAAATGAAGTCTAATGACGCACCACAGAAACAAGCTACGCCATTTGGCGCCAATGGCCCGAGAGAGCCGATTACCCCAACCACTCCAAGTGGTAGCAATCAGGCATCATACGACCAGGGATTCCCCCCTATTACCATGACGCTTAAGAGCGCAGGAGGATTGCCACCTAAAGGCCAGGATATGAACCAGATCCTGTTCGAGCAGTCATCATTCAACCGCTACTTCTCGGCGGGTGGTGGTTATGTATATGATTCAGCATTCTCTACAGCTATCGGTGGGTATCCGATAGGAGCAAGAATACCCAATAGCACAGGGAGTGGTTACTGGATGAATACAGTTCAGGACAATACCGCAAACCCTGAAAATTCTAATGCGTCTCTGACTGGATGGGTGCCATCGGATAGCTATGGCACAACGGCTATTACAGGATTATCCGGATCATCCCTTACATTGACTGCGCTTCAGGCATCGAAGGAAAGGATTGTCTTAACTGGCTCCCTTTCTGCAAACATAAGCCTCACCGTGCCTGCCTGGAGAAAAAAGTGGACCATAGTTAACAATTGTACTGGTGCATTTTCAGTAACGGTGAAAACGCCTACTGGGTCAGGGGTGTCCGTTCCCTCGGCATTTACTGCGCATGTGGTTGGCGATGGAAATGATGTGATCCTTGATAGTAGCATTCTTGGCTACTCAGGAAGGTTATTGTCGATTCAGACATTCCTATCTTCAGGGACATATACCCCGTCGCCCGGAACAACCAAAATCAAGGTAATTGTCACAGCGGCAGGGGGCTCAGGTGAATTTGTTCTTAATGCTGCAAGGGGCGCAGGTGGGGGCGCTGGCGGAACGGCGATAAAACTTCTTCCAATTACGCTTGCGAGCTATGCAATAACGGTAGGATTGGGAACCCCAACGGCAGGGGGATCCTCATCATTTTCAACCATTGTTTCTGCAACAGGAGGTTCCCCTGGGGTTTCCGGGACTGGTGGAGCTGGAGGTGTAGGGTCGGGAGGGGACATTAATTTGAATGGAGGATACGGTAGTGATAGTCCGGGATCTGGATTTTCTGGTGGGTCAGGTGATGGCGGCGCTTCTTTTTGGGGTGGGGGGTATCGTTCAGCAAATGGATCAGCTTCAGCGTTTCCCACCGCAGGCGCTTTTGGTGGTGGCGGCGGCGGGAATGCATCTCAATCTTCAGTTGTTGGCAGGGCTGGCGCTTATGGAGTGGTTGTTATCGAGGAGTATTCCTAATGGCTAAGTATGCAAGAATTGACAATGGAATCGTGGCTAAGTATGCAAGAATTGACAATGGAATCGTGGCTGAAATATTCGAGACAGAGGAAGATATAACCCAATTATTTCACCCTGATCTTATATGGGTCGATATAACTAATGTTGATCCTTCACCTGAATATGGCTGGGTATATAAAGCCAGGAAATTCTCAAAGCCAAAGATTGATTACAAATTAATTAATGACAGCAGAAAGCAGGAGTTAAGACTATCTGCTGAAAGTAACATTTCGGTTTTACAGTATGCAGCTGATCTGGAAATGGCAACGCCAGAAGAATCCACTCTTCTAACTTCATGGAAGAGGTACCTCGTACTGCTTAACCGGGTAGATACTTCAACTGATCAAGACATATCCTGGCCAGACGTTCCAGCATAAAAAAAGCCCCGAAAGGGGCTTTATTCATTTGACATTTGTTATTTCATCAAGATGAACACCTAACGCATTTCCGATGCTGACCAGCGTATCATGCTTCGGCGAGTATCCATCCTCTTCCATCTCAATCTTGCTGATCGTCTGCTGACTCACGCCGGATAACTGCGCCAGTTGTGGCTGGCTTAACTCTGCCTTTTCACGTAACTTCTTCAGGTTGCTTTTCATGGTTGATCCTTAAATTGAGTAAATGGCGTGGCTTGCATACTGCAGGCCGACTGGAGCAAAGGGGATGTCCGAGTCGAAGTCAGCTGGCGGCGCGCTCTGCTGTGACTGTTGTGGTGCACGCTGTTGCTGTGGCGCCTGTTGCTGAGGCGCAGCACCTTCAGGTGCCTTGGCAAACACAACGCGAGGCTGAATCATCTCCAAGTGAGTATACATCTTGCCGTTGCTCTCGCGAGATACAACCTGCAAACACTCTGATGAAATCGATACAACTGCTCCCTCTACCAGCACTTCATCGTTATATCCGATGCTGCCAGGCGTGCTGGCAAACATCGACGCACGGTAATTTGAATAATGACGCTGCCCTTCCTTATCCTTCCATGACTCTGAAAGCTCAATGGCATATAGCTTCCAATCGCCCTTAGAGTTGCTTCCTGTCTTTGTATATGGCGCTTTGCGGATGGTTCCGGTGATTACGTGCATGGTTATCTCTCTTATCAGAATTCTTCAATAGGGTTTAAATCTTCGCCAACTGGCGCTGATGGTTGCTGTGCTGCTGCCTTTTGAACCGGCTTAAGTGGATTGAATCCTACCGCACTATCCGCCTGCATGTCAGCCTTTCGCTTGTCGTAGTGAGACTGTATCACTCGCAGGCTTGCTGAGTCACCAGAGAAGTATTGCTTAGCGTGCTCAAGCACCTTATCCATTGCTGGCAAATCTTCAGCCTTATCCATCGCCTTAGTGACGTCTTTCGCTGTCTTGCGAGATGCGTTGCCGTCATCGTCCGCCGGAACCAGGCCGAAGATACCCATTAGAGAGTAGCGGCGCGCATAGGTGAATGCGCTACCAAATCCATGGGCGTCAGCCTTGGCCAGAGGGATGCAACTGGTAAAGGTGGCGCTCTCCCCGCTATCGTGCATAAGCACCGTAACAACCTCCACCTGCCCCCGGTCGTTCATAGTGGCGCTCTGAATTGGCAGGATTCGGTTGGCCTCAAGTGCTGGCGTAATGGCTTTGAATACAGAACCAAGGTCAGCATACTTGCTCTTAAGGTGGTTATTCGCTGTATTCTTCTCCACCTTTCCACTGATAAGCGAACGAACCTCAAAGAACGCCTTGATGAAGTTGCTGCTGTTTTCGCTGAGAATCATTTGATGAAATCCTTATACTGGTTTTTAACGAACCCCGGAGTCTGTAACTCCATTTCTGCGCCGCCGCCGTATGCCGGCCAAACGTCACGCTCACGGCATGCCCGATACTGCTGCAGGGCTGACTTGTACATCATTCGACCGATATGCAGTTGCTCTTCGGTCATGCGATACATCACCGGAATGAATGGGTGTTTCTTCTCCTGTGCCAGCAGCTTAACCGCAGCAGGTTTGCGACCATAAGCCAGCTCAAACACGTCATGCTGTAGCGCCATCTTCAGGTAATAACCAGCGTTAAAGCACTGACGGCTGAACTGCTCTGGATGGGCACTGATGGTAGTCTTATAGTCCATGATTGACCAGTCATAAACATAGTCCCACCGCACCTTAACCGGCACGCCATCAATCTCAGCGAAGCAGCTAACCTCTGGCTGGCCGGTGCCGATGATGTGCCGCACATCGCCATTCTGGTAAAGCACCTCGCGCATCTTCAGGCAGGCGTCGAAGTCATCGCCACGGATAATGGTGCGCGCGGTTGATTTAGCATCCTCTTCCTCTTGCTGCTCAATCTCTGCCAATACCCGAACAACCTCGCCAGGCTTAGTTGCGGACTTCACCATCTGAATCAGTTCCGGGTATTTCTTCCCGGAGTGGCCCTTGATTCCCCTGTCGGTAAGAAACTTTCCGCACGCCGCCTGGGTAGTAAGGAAAATACCGTCCAGCTTGTCATCCTTCATCGTCCCGCGAATGTATTCGGCATGGAACTTTTCCGGCTCAAGAAGGTTGGTATGCGCGCAGCTACCGAAGTTAAGGGGGCGCGATTTATCCTGCGGTTCCTCATCCTCTGCAACGCCGTACCTGAACGATGCCGGGCTGGTGATGAACAGCTTATGCAGTTGCGATCCAGATACGTGTTCGGTTTCTGCATGATAATCGTTGTTGCTTAGCTCTTCGCTGGAGAAGATTTTAATTGTCATTCCGCCTCTCCCATTGATATTGAAAACAGAAAACTGTCATCACCCACTGCTTCCTGATTTCTGATGACGCCGCCAATGCGCTTAATTTCTTCCTGAGTCACCCAAAATGCGCACACCTGGCCTAACCGGTTTTTATATTTCTTTGCGGTGACTTTTACCGGAAATTTTACTGCAGAGTAATCAACGAAAAAGTTCGTTGCTCCTGGCTTCATTAGTTTGGCTTTCATTCGATTACCTCGAATTCTTCATAAATAAAATTGTAATAATTACAATCTCCTATATCATGAGCGTGATAAATAGCACCTTGGCGCCAAAGATAATTCGCTGCCACCTTAACAAAGTCAGGCTCTGTAATTTCAAAATAACCCGCTGGAATTAGCATTGGGAAATTTAGACATTTAAGCCCTTCAAAACCGCCATCATTAAATAATCTTACTTTCATCATCACACCCTCACTTTGTCTGAATTAAGATTATGCACCCATCACTACTGCATGTCTACCAATTTATGAGTAGTAATCAGCAAGGAACCTTCGGAATGCCATCTGGCCATAGCACACTACGAAAAGGCCGCCATTTTTCTCTACCTTTTCGCCGAACTGGAATTGCTCTGCAGATATCCTTGACTTCTTATCTGGCCGCTTCAGCTCACATGAGGTGAAAGCATATCCGCCATTGCTGGTCGGCGTCATGATTGGGTTGTCGCTAACGCCCTTCAATACGCCAGCTCGTCGCCGCTTTTCAATAAACCCAGCTGATGACTTCACGCCAGATTCATTCGGCACATGAAAAAACAGCAGATGCGGATAGTGCGTGCTAACCCAGCTGAAGCAATCCTGCTGGTGAAGCCACTCCTTTCTTCCATCTTCTTCATCTGGCAAGTGTCGGTAGATTTCCATGCTGGCTCCTATGCGAAAATCTTGTTGCTGATAATATCTTTCTTCCCGCCCGCCTTTCGGTGCGTGACCTTCTTCGGCTTCATGAAGTGGCTGGCATAGTTCATCAGGCGGATGGCATTCTTGATGCCGCTAACCTCCTTCCTTACCGATGGAGAGAGTATGTGCCGGCGGATGGCGTTGGATTTGAATGCGTTCCTGGCCCACAGTAAATCACTTTCTGGCATGAACGTTTCTCGGGCAGTAAATTTACCGCCATTGCGATCGTCGAGAGTGTATTCAAAAACTAACGCTCGCTGGTCTTTCGTTAGCTTTATTCGGAAGTCGAGAACGTCGTAATAATCCCCCTCCGTATAGTGAGTGCCAGACAATTTATCGTTAGGGTCAATCATGATGCCATCGCAGTTGCTACAGTACCTGGCGCACGGGTCATTTTTGGCGCCACAGCCCATCTTTATGGTCACGCCTTGGTGATTCGTTAAGTCCTCACACTCCTTGAACTTAAACCAGTGCTGGCAGCGATTTCCTGAGTGGTCAGTGTGAATGCACCTCCTGGCGAACGGGCTGTTATGACCATCGCATTCCGGGCAGGTCTGATAGTCTTCGTTAATCTCCGCCTGCTCATACTGGTACTGTTCAATCTGTGGATCGAAGAATACATCACCAAGCTCATCCATCGTTCCGCTGTAGTCCAGAATCAACGCATCATTCTTCGGAACGGCTCCCGGAATCTCATCATGATTAAACAGGCGGATAATCCTGCCGTTAAGCTGAGTCAGTAACGTGATGCTGCCAATCTTTCTGAGAATTACGCCAACGTCCCAATACGGCACGTTGACGCCCGTTGTGAGACAGCCAATCTGGAAGACGTATTTATATTTCCCTGCGCGCATATCCTCCATCGCCTGCATGCGCTTTTTCTGGCCCATGTCATCGGTGATGATGACATACGTAGTTCCCGGGAGCAGAGCGGCGGCAGCCTCATGGCAATGCTTCTTACCTGCACACGTTACCAGAACGCCATTCCTGTCCGCAGCTATACGCTGAACTTCCAGCATGATTTTCTGCGTCATGATGCCCTGGCTAAGGATTTCCTTTTCCATAGCCTCAAGGTCGGCGGATGTCTCGCGTATGCCATCCTCCCCGGTGGCTTTTACGCTCTGGATGTCATAATGAAGGCCGGAGTTATCGCCGAAACGATATGGCACTACGGCGCCTTCCCGACACAGGAACTGAGTATCAATATTCATGACGGTTTTTCGCCAGAAGCCAGGAGTTTTCATGTTCTCATTAACTATCTGCCTGTTATCACGCCACGGGCTACCTGTATAGCCTATAACCCTTAGCTTTTTCCCATATTTATCCATGCATCGCTTCTCAAGCGTTCGCATGATAATAGTGTAAGAGGCTCGCTTATTTTCCAGCATCTGATGATACGATTCTGCAGCTAACTCTGACTCGCAATAATCGCTCACATTCATCATGTGGCAGTTATGCGCAATGACTCCGTTAGCGACAAAGTTGTGATGATTCGGCATCTCGATGTCCCACACAACATCTTTGCCAGCATCATTTATCTCTAATATCTGGCAAGATTTTGTATTCCATGCCGTTAGCCATATGCGAGATAATTTTTTCATGAAATTTAACAGTTGCATTCTTACTCACCCTCAAGCATTCCATTCTTCTTTTCTTTGATCCGCCAACGTATGAATGTACGGACACCTTGCCGACGCCGATGAATTCACCCAGAGCACCCTGAATTTCCCTGACCATAACCGGCGATTTCCCTTCCGTATGGATAAAGCATTCGCCAGTCTTGCTAAGATGCCCGTCATCTCCGTAATACCACGCCCACCCGAAATCATTCAGCTCGGAAGCTATACCAGAGCCTTCTTTCAAACCCTTGCTATCGCCATATTTATCAGCATACATAGTCAATACCGGTGAGCATGAGGTTTTAAGGCAATGCCATTCACTCCCGAATCCGGGGTTTTCCATGGCGCGATATTTGCAACCAAGATATTGCGTGCGGCTCAGCTTGTGCAAAGCGTGAGGCTCGTTTCCCATATTCCATGTTATTCTGTGGTATGACCTTTTGTTTGCTTTGATCAGGCAACCATCACCCAGTATTGCAGATAACACTATCTGGTGCTCAACGCCGGAAAACATCTTATTCGCAGGGTGGTTATAGTACTGATGCTTTGGTAGATACCTACTGAAAGACACCTTATCTCCACGACCCAGAAGGAATGAAACCGCAACCGCTGCTATTGACCCTTCCGGCATAGTTCTTTCGCCACAGCCGCACATGCACGTCGGAGCTTTTTCCAGAATGAGTCCTGCCGCCCGCACAGCGTCAGCGTATCCCCGATACTTAGTGAATCCGCCCTGCGCCATAAGCCTTTCGATAATAGTTTGTGATTTCCCGTACATTTTATCTCTATCCCCCCATCACATAAGAATGATGATACATATCTTACGCCATTACTGAATACTCTGACAGGCTTTTCATAATAAATTCGCCCATCCACTTCGCTCATGCACTGAATCCTTGCCCCGCGCAGCGCCGGATCATCAATTCTTAGCACCCCCGAGTCGGTACTTATAAGCGAATCTCCAGTCAGGCACTCGTCCATGATGACAAAGAAAGGTGCATAGTCCTTTAGCTCACCCTTTCTTATGGCCGAACCGACTTGAGAAAAGAAACCCCTTCCTCCGGCATATCTTTTTGCCGCACTGATGCTATCTTTCCTTAGGTTTATCCTTTTCTTATCCCTGACCGAGTCTTCCAGGGCGTTAACCACTGTACCTTCTGAGGCGACTACAATAGGAAACGCCGATGCCTTTCTTGACAGACCAGCACAGAATATTGAGTTCTGCACGCCGTACTGCCATAGCTTATCCGAGTCCTGAGCAACTATCTCAGCCTGGCGGCTAATCACGAGCGCCTGGTAAGGCTCACGATTATTGGCGGCCTGCTGCTCATTCATCTGGGCGATTCTCCCGCAAATCATGCTAATCATGTCGGTCTTTCCGGCAGAAACCGAAGCCTCAATGATGAATGGCTCAGGGTTGATGTTCCTGATTTCCTCGCCAGCGATCCGGTAAGCGGCGCACTGATAGTCGTATGCCGGGTATGGAGCATTCGGAAACATAGCCCTGATTTCATCGCAGCGAGTCTCTGCTATCTGCTGGTCAATTTTCAACATTACTTACCTCCCATCCTTAAACCCATAGCTTTCGCCCTTCTGGAAACCTGCGCCTTGCTCATACCCAGATCAACCGCCACCCTGTCTGCACGCCGGTGAACGTTAGCTTTTATGTATTCATCTTTTTTGCTGGTAATGTATGGTCCAGGCGCGAAACCATTAACCGCACTGAAAACTCGCCATGAGTGGCTTCTGGCAAAACCCATCTGGCTGCAGAAGTTTGCAAAAGTTGGGTGCTTGCCCTCGCTGATTCTGCTTGCTATGTATTCGTCCAGCCTTGCTTTTGTAAGTATTTCTTTGGCGAAAATCATTTTTTAACCCCCGAGTTGAATTCGTAAACAGCCCTGGAGAAACCCCGAGGCGTTAGTGATCGAAGTTGCTTAGTCTTTGCTGACTTGCCGCCAAGGTATGCCCACCCCCAAAATTTACCAATATGCTCAACTGGGCGCCTTTCCGGCATAACAAATCCATTGCCGGACCAAATGCATGTTTTCTTTGTGTAACCGTCACGTGCTGGCATTTTTGCGTGGAAAGATTCTTCGAAACCCGACATATATCCGCCGTATTCGTATGGGTCGAAATAGTAGTCAGGCTTGCGCCATGCGGTGCATAGCTTACCCACTGGATTTTCTACCATCCAGGGACAACCGAAGGTATCACCAAGTCTTTTCGCCACTTGCGCCACTGAAACATCAATGGAAACATCGCTACTGCTTCTTTCGTGCTTACTTCCGCACCCAGCCATGTTAGTGCATGATGGAAAGGCGAATATCAAATCAGGCTCAGGGTAATCGGCAAAGCACGAATCTGGCTCAATGAACTTATTCACGTAAGTCATGTTCTCATGCTTCATCTTTATGGTGTATTCGCCGTGGTCTGCATCATCCGCATTGAAACAGTAAACCTGATGACCAGCCATCGCCCAAGGCAAACCCATAATGCCGCTACCACAAAATAAACTCCACACAACCATAATTAATCCCCGTAAACCTTGATGTTGAAAATGCCACGATGGACGTTCCTGTTCATGCAGATAGCGCTCCAAATGGTCATTGCGTTATTACAGAACAGGGGCATCCAGAAACCAGTTTCAGGAAAGTGCATGAATACTTCATCGCCCGCCGGGTTTATCGCGTAACCTTGGCAAATCGCGCTCACCTCAACCATTTTCATTTTTCACACCTCAGCGCTGCCGCTTTCTTTTCTGCCAGCTTATTAGATGCCGTGGCGCCATCAAGATCAGGTTTTGGAACATGCTTAATGCCGAGCATCCGATCCAAATGCTTGTTGTTGTCAGGCCCGGGGAATGAATCGCGGCGCAGCAGCTCTTTGCGCGATGGCATTGGTTTGTCAGCCTTGCGACCGATGCGTAAATCCGCTGGGGTATTGTTCAAATCGTATGGGTTATTCATTTTGAATCCTTAATTTTCCTGAGAATGTTAATTACGCTTGTGATTGCGCGTTCGGTGTATATCTGTTGAGCCTTACCCATGCCATCCGGCAACCCGCCATCAGACAACCAGAATGCATAGTTAAAAAGCGGACACTCATCATAGTGATCGGCGTAACCCATCACCACTTCTATATCGTCATCATCTGGACGAAAAGCCTGTTCCTGAGTCATATTTCTCACCTCCTTTATCGGATGTGTTAGAGACTTTAATCCACTGTGTGCAGATAAGCAATACAAAAAGTGCTATTTAATTTCAGCACGAATAGCTAAAGACATCCGCATTAGGATGTGACAATATGCACTCATTGAAACGACATCAAGGACTAGAAAATGAAAGTTAAGGCAACCAAAATCAAGCATGAAACCTTTGGCCTGACAGAGGGTAAAGAGTACGAAGTCCTGAACAAAATGCCATCGGCAGTAGGTGGGTACTGGATGGAAATTATGAGCGACGTCGGTCTGGTTACTCTCATTCGCCTCGGATTCCCTTGCGCTGTTGGCGAGTGGGAGGAAGTGAAATGAAAGCGGCGATCGGGTTCTGCGTTCTGTTCTGGGTTGTTTTTCTTTTTATGGCGGTGCTGTATGTCGCTTAAAAATCACTACGTAGCTATGGCTAAGCATTCACACCGCCGGGCGATGGATTACAGGCGCGGTGGCAACATGGATGCATGGTTCACCTATGCAGTACAGCGTGATTTCTTTTTAGATAAAGCGAGAGGTAAATAAGATGAAACATTCAAACTTTATGCCGGAAGATGGCCAGTTCGTCGCAGTGTGGATAAATGATGGTGTGGCATTCAGTCAGACATTCCTGCACGATGATGGCTACCTTCTGGCGTATGACTTAACAAGCGATGACTGGGTGTCCGATCATGGTTACGACAGTGAGTGTCTCAATAATCTGGATGATGTAATTTTCTTTCAGCTGGAGGGTGAATGATGTGTGGGGCACTTAAAGACGGCTACCGCGGACTTATACGCACAACCAAGCCAAAGAATGAGGTAATGCGCAGCTCAATGCAGGGCATTAAGCCGACAAATGTCGATAAGAAGCAGATGTACGCCATGCGTTACGACATGCAATTTCTTGGTCTGTCAGTAAATCAGGTGGCAAAAAAATACAACCTTGACGCACGTTACGTAAACCTCAAAGTTTACAATTACGCCACAATGTCTTTAGTCATCCCCATCAAGGCTATCAGGCCTGAAGATTATGAGGGTTAAGATGCTCAACAAAGACGACATCATCAATGCTATCGCCGGGATGTGGCCTGAAGCAATTCAGGCTATTTCTTCTGTCGATGCACGTTATTTCACCGGAAAGCATACCGACTGCCCTATCTGCCAGGATGGAAAGGATCGCTTTCGCTTCGATGACTGCAACCCGGATACTGGGCGCAAAGATGGCAGTGGAGGCTTCATCTGCAGCCAGTGCGGCGCAGGTTCCGGCTTAAAGCTGCTGATGGGCGTGTCTGGCATGAACTTTGTCGAAACACTGCAATCTCTCCATGAATGGCTTGGTGGAGTGTCAGTTGCTAAGCGCAGTGCGGTACGCGCCGTGATTAACCAGAAGTCGCAGCAGGAGAAGTACGGCAGCTATGCGGAGCATGAGCGGTGCTCTGGGTTCATTGCCACCTGCCAGCAGGATGCCATCAACTATGGCTGCCTGAGTGCTGGCATATCGCCTGACGTTGCTCTCACTCATCAGTCACGCAGCGGTGATAAGCTGGTGTGCGTGCCGGTCAGCATCTGCTCATCGCGTGACATGCTCTGCGACGTGGCTTTTATCCGGTTCGGTGATTACCCTGCCGAGCGTGATGTGAAGTTCCTGTCCGGCGGATTCCCGGCTTCTGGTGTGTCGGTGATTAAGGGTGAAGGTGAGTATACCTACCTCTGCGCTGACTGGGTTGAAGCCTGGCATACGCACCACTCCACCGGAGCCGAAGTGTGGTGTTGCTGGTCAGCATCCAATCTGGCTCAGGTGGCTTATCGCATGAAACCGAAGAAGTTGCGCGTATCGTGTCGCGCTGATGATAAAGAAACGCTCTATGCGGCTGATGAGGCTAATTTGCAGGTCATCACCCCGCGAGATAATAAATGGCCAATGGGAATCCCCAAAGTTCTGCACAAAGCGGAGGTTTTATGCTCAAGGTTATGAAGTGGTGTTGCGTGGCTATCGGCGCTCCTGTTCTGCTGATTGCTGCATGTGCAGTGGCTCGTGCTGATGAAATATTTGCTGATATCTGGATAACGAAATATTCGCTCACGCGTGGGATACAGCACGAAAACGCAAAACTAGAAGCCGGAGGTAAGGTAGCATTCACTTCAACGGACTACTACAAAAATGGTGAGTTCGAGCTAAGTGAGCGGCAGGCAGTAGCAAAGGCCGAGGTGATGCGCAGGAAGGAGATTGCATCGCTCGAACGCAGAGTTAAACAACTTAAACAAATTAAATTCGAGGTAAGTGAATGAAAAAGTTAATCGTAGCAGTAGTCATCACAGTCGCATCATTCGGCGCCAGCGCCAACGTGTTTCACTCTAACCTGCAGTGCGGAAAGTCAGTGGTGCAATTCTCTCACGATGACAGCGCCGGCACTCAGATGATCGTCGATGGCCGACCGTATCCGTTCGGAAAAGAGGCCATTTCAATCCCTAATATGGGCGGAGGCGATATGGTCACTATGCTGCGGGCTGCAAACCAGAAAGGCGAAGAAGCTGCAATCAGCTTCACAAACTCAAGCCTTCGTCAGGGTAAGTTATGGCTTCTGGTCGGCAGCAACAAAGAAGTTGAGTGCCGTGAGATTAACTCATGGAATGACAACACGCCAGCAGTAACAAATGGCAGCCATGTTGATGTGACTTATGAATAAATATATGCGGGAGATTGCGCCAGGCGTATGGGTTGACGTTTACATGGTGTTGCATGCATGGGAAGTATCAAACCCAGCGCTTTCTCACCTGGTGAAGAAGGCATTGCAGCCTGGCGAGCGTGGTCATAAAGACCGAAAAGAAGACCTTCAGGATATTATTGCCAGCGCTAAGCGGGCTTATGAACTTGAATTTGGAGATGAGAAATGAAACTGATTGATTTGTTAGTTCCTGAATTTAATAAGTCAGGGGGCTGGCCCAAAACTATCGACTCAGCCGTGCGCATGAAGTTGCCCTGCGGGTATTGGACAAAGGAACTTAATGGAACACTGTATTTCACTGACAAGAGCTCAAATCATCGCATTTACAAAGGTGAATACGAGGCCGCTCTTGCAGCATCAAAGGAGGATGAGTGGTCTGGCGATGGTCTGCCTCCGGCCGGTTGTGAATGTGAGCTTTTCGACTGCGATGAGTGGAACCCTGTCGTAATTAAATTTGTAGGTGAAAAATACGTCGTCACCGAAAGAACCGATTTAGGCTATGAGGTAGTTTATTGCCTTGCTGAGAGGACAGATCGGTTCCGCCCTATCCGCACCGAAGCAGAGCGCAAGCGTGATGAAGCTATCAAGGCAATGATTAATTGCAGCGCTGTTCTTTTAGAGGTCACGGCTGGTTTAATCTACGACGCCATCGCAGCCGGTGAAATCCCCGGCGTGAAAATTGAATAGCACTTTCTGCCTAACCAACTTTAAAGCCAGCTATTATGCTGGCTTCATCATTTAAGGAGATAGCACATGAACAGCACACCAGCAGCACCGATGGCATTTGCAGACACCGAACTCGACTGGCTTATCATGCAGTCACGCAAGAGTACAGAAACACGCTATACCAGCGCATACATTCAGCAGGCCGGAGAGATTATGTCGAACAATCTTGATGTATTCATCACTCGCGGCATGATTGCGCACGCCCTCACCTCTGGCGCTGGCATGGATGACACTTCGGCATGGGAGTTCAGCAAAGATCTGGATATGTCGATTGAGGATGAGTATTTGCCAGAGAGCGACCTGTCGAAAAGGTACGACCTTATCATGCGCGACATGCGTCAGTACGTGGAGATGGACAAATGATCAACCTGGCATATCTTGCATCAATCATCACCTGTAGCTGCGGTTTCACTCTGTCAGCTATCTGGTATGGCCTCACCGATGATGCAGCACTGGCATCTGTACTAACGCTCAGCATGGTGCTGTCTGGTTATGGCATTGTCCGCACGCTGGATTGCTGTCTTGGATTCAATCATCGCGGGTAGCACTTTTTGCTAAACATAGTATCCTTAATCAGATATATTACACATCAACGGGGCGCGGTGCCCCGGCAAACAAAGGGTGATGAGAAATGAAAGTAACATTAATCGCAGTGGCAGTAATGATGGCATCAGGAGCAGTTCAGGCAACCGGAAATAACGGCGTTCAGCAGCAGATTGATGACCTTAAAGCAGGCTTGCATCAGACACATATGAATGTCAACTCCAAGTACTCTGAATCATGGGGCCTTGAAGACCGTGCGAACATTGGAAAATTGCAGGCCGATAAGTTGGATAAGTCAGTATTCACTTCCGATCAGCAGCGTCAGGATAAAGCACTGGCGGCAACCGTGACAGCTCAGGCTGGTATCGATGCAAAACAGTCAGTCGACCTTAAGGGTTACGCTGATAAGAAAGCTACTTCAGCATATCAGACCGCTGTTTCTCATACTGACGTTAAGGTTGCCCGTGCCGATGCTGATCGTAAAGCTGGCGATGATGCGCTGGGCGCGCGGATTACCGCAGGCGCCGCCGTGCAGTCTGATCGTGACGCCGGGCAGGATGTTGTGATCCAGCAGGCACACGAAAAAGCGGACGCCGGTGCTGTTCGTATGGATGGTATCGAAAAACAAACGGGCGTACTGGATGGACGTGTGGGTGCCGTAGAGGTGCGTTCCGATAAGCTGGAAGAAGGCCAGCGCGTGCAGGATCGCCAGATGGAATCTGACCGCCAGCAGCGTATCGACGGCGACGCGCAGAACAGCGCAGCTATCAGCCAGGAAGCTCGCACCCGCGCATCTCAGGTTGTGCAACTGTCAGCGGGCATCAGCCAGGCGCAGGCCACCGGCGATTATGCTGCATCACGCGCTGACCAGGCATTCAGCAATGCGGCGGCCAACAGTCAGTCAATCCGTCGCACCAATGAGCGAGTAGCAGAACACAGCCGTACACTGGCCAACCATGAGCAGCGCCTGGGCGAACTTGAGCGAAATACGTCATCTCGCTTCTCTGATATCGATAAGCGCATTGATGAGAACAAGCGTAGTGCTAATGCAGGCATTGCGGCAGTAGCAGCGTTTTCAAATATCCCGCAAGTAAGTGGTGGCGCTCGCTTCTCTGCCGGTGTAGGAGTGGGCCAGCGCGGAAGTGAGCAGGCGGTAGCTGTTGGATTCTCCTCTCAGCTGACTGATTCAGTCATCGGAAAGGTGTCAGTAGGTAATGATTCACAGCAGCAGTGGACAGTAGGCGCTGGACTGGCTGTTCAGTGGTAAACAACTAACTAATATCGCCAGTCGAAAGGCTGGCATTGCACAGGAGATGACAGATGAGTGAAGTGGATTATTCACCAGAGATTCTGCGCTGCTTCAGTTACAGCGCAGAGACCGGAGAGATATATCGCATGGTAACAAAGAGGAGGAGAGACACTCCTGGACAAAGAGCGGAGATCACCTGTGGCACAGGCCACCTGCAAGTAAAAGTATTAGGCAGGAGGATACAAGCTCACAGGATGGCTTGGTTCCTTTTTTATGGAACTTGGCCGGCCGGAGAAATTGACCATATTAACGGCGTAAAAACAGACAACCGAATTGAAAACCTTCGTGATTGCTCTAGGTCTGATAACCAATGCAACCGAGGAATGAACCGGAACAACTCATCTGGTTACAAAGGTGTTCATCCACACAAGAAAAGCGGCAAATGGACTGCTCGAATTGGCAGGCAGGGGAAAAGCTACTGGCTTGGATATTTCTCAACTCCGCAAGAGGCTTACGCAGCTTACTGTGCGGCGGCGGAAAATCTTCATGGTGAATTCAAGTGGATTTAAATGGAGAATATAGATGGACTGAAGCAGGAGATAGCCACCCTCAAAGCAGAGTGCGAAAGCAATGCTAAAAGTGCGCAATACTCAGCTGAGACTAACCGGGAGCTGGTTCCACCAAGAAAGTCTGCAGAAGATTATGTTGATGTCAAATTTAGCAATCGTGACTTGGCAGCAATCTGGAACTCATGCGTGTCGGAAATACTCAGAAACATTGAGGGGCAGTCAAAATAGCACGATTTGCATAACCATACCCGCCGCGTGCGGGTATATTTGTATGCATGGAGCGGCGAGGTGCTGCTAATTATTGAGGGTAAACAAATGAAAAAATTAATTCTTAAAAAAGTATCTGAACTCGTTGCTGGTGATGTTTTCCATGCTGGGGTTTCTTGCCCTTGCTCTTTTGAGGTGCTGGAAATTGTTGATCGTGGACATGATTTCAATGTCCTTCTTAAGCCTGACAATGCATCATTCACCGGCTGGAAGTCTTACTCTAAAAAAGATGTCATGCGCATGAGCGAGTGGTAAAAATACAGCCCGGTTTGCCGGGCATTATCGAGGAACCAAAAATGCTGACAATTAACCAACTTCGCGAAAAATACTGGGCTGATCCGAAATCACTATGCCCGGAAACAGCATCTCACGAGCAGCTTGCAGTCCGTTACAATCGTGAAGAATACGCCGTTGACCATAAGCACATGAACGAAGCTCGCCGAAATGCGCAGCGTGCAGTAATCTTCAACTGGCTGAGCCAGGAACAGAAGGCAGAACGTGCTTTCAATGAGGCGAACTCATGGCTGGCTGGCGCGATGCAAGTTGATGGCAAGAACGTTGAGTTTTGGGGGCAGGACTTCAAATGAAAATCAACCACGGCCCCACCTCCGTCCGCCAGCACGCGGACTCAGCAGGATTAACCGAAGGAATCAGCGCCATCGTGCGCTGCTTTGGCAAAGACGCCATTAAAGACATCGAGATTCACGCAGGCGGAGAGGTGAGCGTGTTGCATGAATTATCACACCAGAACGCGCGGGTTATCCCTGGCGTAGTTGGGGGCATTACCATAAAAGATGTGATTAAACAGGCTCGGGAGTTTAAACGATGAGCGAAGAACCGAGAATCAGCGTTGGTGGCGGAGTCAGACTCACACGACATGAATTTATGCAGAAGATAGAGGAGGCTGTGGAGCAAGGCCGCTGCAATGCTACACGCCTGTGCAATTTTCTTAACTGGAACATTTTCACCCTGAGGAATTTTATAATCCACCACAACATGCCACCAATAAGTTATTACGTCAGGATAGTAAGAACCAGGATGCTCATCAGCATGGCTGCCAAAAAGTATGCGCTCAAGGATGCGGCAAGTGTCGTATCATTGCACCCTGATAACGCGTCTAAACTACTGGCGAGCGAGACTGGATTCAACTACGCAGAAACCCGCAAGGCTGAGGAGCCTAAAAGATATGACCCCGACCCTTTTGATGGCGTTTGCTGGCCTGTTAATCGTGGTGGCACTCATTTTTGATGCAGATTAATCCGATTAGGAATTAACCGATACCTTCGTCAATAAATACGTATAGAGTTAAGTTAAATTCACACAGTCGGGGATGACTTATGCCAGACCGAGCAATGACCGCTTATGTAGCACGAAAGCAGCTATCAGACATGCTTAACGGCGATGCGGATTTTGTCGCGATGAGAATGGATAAAAACAACCCCGATGATGTTATTTTTTATTCCAACACTCAACGACTTCCTGATGATGTGATTAATATTCTGCAGGAATCATACGGAAATGTGGTTGATATGGACGTCAGGCTCAGGATTAACGAGATACTGCAGAAATATTCCTGATAGCACTTTATGCATAACCATACCCGCCAAGTGCGGGTATTATTTTATCCAAGCCGCAATGGTGCGGCGTTGAGGGTGATAAAATGGGCTGTGATATTCATTTATTCAAAGAAAAGAAGGTAAACGGCCAGTGGGTAACCGCTGATGATTGGTCTAATGAAGAAGATGAGCTTTATTGCGAAAGAAGTAACTACGGCGACCGCAATTACAACCTGTTTGGCTTCATTTCAAAAGGCACGCGCCGTCATCACGAAAAGTCATTCGATGTCAAGGGTATGCCTTCTGATGCATCTGCTGAGGTAAAAAAGTGCTGTGAAGCGTGGGGAGCTGATGGTCACAGCCATAGCTACCTGACCATCGGTGAACTTAAAGCTGCCTTTGAAATCGTGAAGAACGATAAAGCCACCATCAATGGTATGATGCATCGAGATCAATGGGCGAAAGTACAGGAAGAAGCTAAGAAGCCAGAGCCTAACTGGATGGTTATCTACCCATATTGCCAATCCACCAACATGAGTGAATATGTTAATTTTAGCATTGATGTTCCTATGAGCTTTATCCTGGGCAGTGGCATTGAAGAAATTATTGCTGGCTTCGATGGGATTGAAGCGGAAGATCTGAGAATTGTGTTCTGGTTCGACAACTGAAAAAACCAGCCCGCACATCGCGGGCTTTTCTTCAAGCATTTTCTGGCGTAAAAATACCCTTCCGTGATACCCTCCATCTGTTAACTAAACTTTACCCTTCAGACCGGAGAATCGCGATTGAGGCTATCCGACATCGTAGGTCAGCGGGCAGCGGATATCATCCACTCTCCGGTATCGACCTATACCAGCGGAGCAACCAGCGTCCTCAGTGGCGTCGGCACCCTTCTTAATCCGCACAACGTTATATTTATCATTGGCACTTTCGGCGGCCTGTTCTTCGCGTGGCTTACCTACCGCTCACGCAAGCGACGTGATGATGAGATGTCACGACTTGACCGGCAGAGGACTGAACAGCATCGTGTGATGTCTGACGCCATTGTCACACTACTCGCCAGGCAAAGTGGCTCCCTCCATAACGTCGATAACGCCCCGGAAGTCATCAAAGGAATCACTGAAACCATCAGGCGAGAGACCACCGCTCCTGGCCTGGACCGCCGTCAAGAATGAGGTAATCATGCTTACAGAAAAAGACTACCAGCGCGCCGCAGATTCGCTAGGCGTGTCAGTTGCTCACATCAAGGCCTTTGCGGAGGTTGAGTCCAGCGGAGATGGCTTCCTGCCGACAGGAGAAGTGAAGATTCTCTTCGAGCGACACATCTTCTATCGACAGCTGACCACCAATCGCGGAAAGGCATTTGCCCATACGGTATCAAAAACTGACCCTGATATATGCAACACTTCGCCAGGTGGGTACGGCAAGCTGTCAGCACAGCACCCGAAACTGCAGCGCGCCGTGACAATCGACAGAAAGTCCGCTCTGGAGTCATGCAGCTGGGGAGCCTTTCAGGTGATGGGTTTCCACTGGAAACTGCTGGGTTATGACAGCGTGCAGTCGCTGGTTAACGCCGCCTATTCGGACCAGGGACAGCTTGAGCTGGCAACCCGCTTTCTGAGAGTCAACCCGAATATCGTAGCTGCACTGAAGCGAAATGACTGGGAAACGGTTGCCCGGCTCTACAACGGCGCCGGTTTCGCAGTTAATGCTTATCATACGAAGATGCGCGATGCCTTCGTTAAGTTCGGCGGCAAGTTATGAAGAAAATATCTAACTGGCTAATCGGCATATGGATGTCACTCTGTACGGCCCTGCAGTTCTGGCCAGACGCCCTGCTTCAGGTCTGGAACATGATGCCGGAAGACCTGAAGAGCGCCATCCCTCCCCTCTACGTTAAGGCCATCAGCTTTTCCATCCTGGTTATGGCGATGCTCGGCAAAATGCACGGCATGCGCATCAAACAGGTCAGGCTTGAGCAGAAAGTAGAAGACGCTAACCAGCCAGAGGAGGTAAAGCATGAAGGCGATATTTAGCTCTGTATGGCCCTATGCGGCGTTTTTCTGCTTCGGAGCTACTGCCGGGTGGTTTATTAATTATAACCACGCACAGGCCGAAATAGAGCGGTTAAAATCGACATACGCAGGTGAGCGCCGCGCATTATCAGAATCAGCAGCAAAAGAAATGACTCTCGCCACGCAGCGGGTAAATGACCTGCAGTCTCACCTGGCAGATCTAGACTCACAATCAACCCAGGAACTACAAAATGCTCAGAAAGATAATACCGCTCTGCGTAACGATGTTGCTGCTGGCAAGCGCCGGGTGCTCATCGCGCAGTCAAAACTTGCAGACTGTCAGCGCCCCGCAGGCAATACCGCCAGCTCCGGCAGCGTGGGCAATGCAGCCTCCCTCGGACTCACTTCAGAAGCTGGAGCAACTGTTTACGATATCCGAACCGGAATAACAGAAGACCAGGCAAAGATACGCTACCTGCAGGACTACATCAGGAAACTACAGGCAGGTGGGTACATCGCTGATGGAAGTAAAAAAGCCCCTTAATGGGGCTTTGTTTTAATCTAAACGCATTGGCATTATTACTATCTTACCAACCTCCCCGGATGGACTCCTTAGCTCGCACACCGATGCGCTCGATTCGCCGCTGAACTGTATTTTCACGTTCTGCCAGCGATTGTTGAAAAACTTCGCCGCCTTCTCAATGCTTGCCAGGTAGCCCGCATTGAATGCAATGGCATCAACAGGCTGGAAGCTCTTTGGCAATATGCGCTCAACATCTGGAAACCTTCCGTCAACAACAGTAAATGATGACACGCCAACCTTTACTCCAGAGTCATCGTTAAAATCCACAATTCCGGTTTCGGTATCAAACACAGCTTCATGGTATTTTTTTGTTGGCGACTTGATGTTACTTACGATAATTTCATCTTTGTTGTCATTTTCGTGCTGGCCATAAAAAAGGCGATGCCCATCAGTTGATGCAAAAACCCCACCAGGCTTAAAACATACGCCATTCAGGTAATAACGGATATCGTTTTTTGCTGAAAAAATTAATGCTGACTCCAGCATTATTTTTGATACTTTAAGTTTCATTTTTAACCCTCATACACCTGATTAAATCCCGCACACGACGATGCGATTGATTGCCATTCTCCGCTCATCAAAAAGTTAGGGTCTCCATAATCCAGCACGCTATGCGCACCTGCCTGATACCATCCCCACAATCGCTGAGTTGGGTGATAGCTGTACTCGCCAGATTCATCCTTTCTGATGCTGTATCCTAACTCTGATGCTCGGGCTTCAAATTGTTTTTGTAGTGTCAATTACTCATCCTCATTTCTACGGGCGACCCATTCAGCGTGACGTCGCTTGAGAGTCTCCCAGTGATATCGCATAACGTGCTCATTGAAGAAGTCACTCATTATTCAACGCCAGCATTATCGACACGACCATCATTGCCCTTCTCCCGATGCTCGAGTACAGGCAGCGCAATCTCAAGGGCCTGCACGTAATACTCTTCAAGTAAGCTAAGACCGTTAGCTCTCATTGATTCGATGTGATTCCTGCACCACTCAGCCGTTAACTTTTTCATCTCATCACCCTCGTTGTTGTTGCGGTAATACTAATCCGAATGTGGATTGTTGTCTTTAGCTAATTGTGCTGTTTTCTACCCAATTATCTACACAATTGGATTTCCACGACGCTTTTGAAGCTCAAGATCAATACTCTCAAACCGGTCCTTGTACCATTCATCCATTGTTTTCCTTCGGCATGACTGAAGGTTCCTCAGTGATAACTTCTTGCTCCTTCCGTATCCGGTGCAGTTAATAAGCAGCCCGCCGCAGATGAACTGGTGCGCAGAAAAATAAATATCATGCCCCTTATGGTAGTGAACAAGACAAGAACCGAACGGCATTGCTACAACCTCAACTGGCTTATCCGACTTTCTGTTCGACCAGTCGAAAACACCTCCGTCATCATACAGCGCGAAAGTACTCATGTTAGGATTGGAATCAATTATGCAACCCCAGTCATGACCCTGCTCAGCAAAATACATTTTCATTTCTTCATAAACCTCAGTTTTCTCATCGCGGTTGAAAGGATGTTTCGCATTTCCTGATTCATGGGGATGCCAGACCAGTCTCCACCCTCGTTAATCAGCACCTTCTTCGGGTTTTCCGGATCGATATCAATCGGAGCCTGGCGATACTGGCTGATGCACTCCAGCACGCGGTAGATGAATTTGTCCGGACTCATATCCATGCCGGAGCTAGAGCAGGCCGAGATGATGCTCTTCACCCTGTCGCGGCAGATACGGTCTTTCATTACAGCTACCGTGCGGAACTTGATGAACTTGGTGTTACCCTCCACACACATCTTGATTTTGGAAATAATCGCCGCCCACTCGTCAGACTCCAGTCCGTTTTCTTCCGGCTCCCCCTCATAGTAATCACGCATGGCGATAAGGCTCTCCAGGCTCGCCTGATAACCCCACTCAATGTGATTTACGTTAACAAAAAAATCATTGCCAGAGCGCGCGGCTGGATCAACGAAAGCACACAGCGTAGCTATGTCAAGAATCATCTGGCCATATCGAGCCGACACAGTGCCGGTAATGCCGCCGTCATTCCTGAAAGAGTCAATCTGCCGGTCAAGCTGGCGATAACGTTCCGCAGCACCCGGTCCCCACTGCCCCTTTACCAGTCTGCCAGGTATGCGCGGCTTCCATTGATTGACGAAAGAGAGCGACTTCCATTCGCTCGGATCGTCTTTCTTGTCCCCGCTGTCTCCCGAGTTAGCAATGAAGAGTGTGCGACCCATTGAGCCGTTGTCTTTCCAGTTCGATATAATCCTCCTTCCTTTGTCCGGGGTTAGCGCGATGATTGGGACAATCTTGAAGCGCTCAATTGGGTTTTGCGCCATCTCAGAATCACGTCTGGCCTTAGCGTATCGCTTTGCCACATCCTGCTTCATTTTTGCGAGAGCGTTGTAATCAATTGACTTGCTGAAATCCAGCCTTGGAAGAATCCAGCCCTCTAACTTGGACTTAATGTCCAGCATCTTTTCAGCAGACGCCGCAGTTAGCACCTCATCGAAAGCTGCCTTTATCGGGGCGCTTGCCACCCATGGTATTGTGCTGGATGACTCAGAGCGGATCAGGTTAGATATACCCTCAAGAGGAGAGCGTTCGTTATCCCAGTTGATGATATGCGTGTCGTTATCATCCACGGAGTAAACCAGAGAGCCTCCAGCCTCAATCACCGCCATCTGTAGCTGTTTCTGAGACGTCACCATCGAACTACGGAATCTTGCATCAAGGCCAAGGTGAAAAGCAGCCTTGCCGACAAAATCAACGCAGGCCGTCTTGCCACTACCGGAAGGCGCAACAAGCATCATCTGGAACATCATCTTTGAGTTGGTTGGTGTAACCACGTTTCGGCCAGCCAGCAACTGAGCCACACCGAGCGCACCAATAATACGGTAGCTTTCAGTACCCTCGCGGCGCTCAAAGTGCTTTTCGATAATGCTGCAAAAGTCAGACAGCGCCCCGGGCGGATTGTGCAGGCTAACACCTGGCAGCATCACTGCCTTCAGTGGGTCTGACTCTTGCTGATTTACTGCCATTCCCCTCAGCTTGTCAGATGCGGCAGACATGGCCGCGATTGTTTTAATATCCATTACACCGACCTTTGAACTCTTACCATGCGGCTGTAACTCCGTTTGGTTGTGATTGAAAAAATACGCTCAGAATGTGACTCGAATGAACGCACGATATCTCTTAGCTCTTTCATGTCCGGCTGCTGCCAGTACTGCAGGTGAACCATTGATTCCATCATTCCGGGGTCATCAGTATTCAGCTCTCCGTTAACCATGAATCGCTCATGGTTAAGCGTCCACCAGCATATAGCGCGACCCGCTGTGAAGAAGAAGAATGCAGACTTGCCAACGGGTAAATCCTGCAGCGCACCGAACACGGCATCAGCTTTTGTTCCTGGTTTAGGCGTCATTACTCTCCAACCTTGAAAACATGAAGCAACCCAGTTTCTTTCTTGTAGCGAGTCGTCACGTTAAGTTTTTCATGGTGGCAGATAACTGAAATATACGTTCGCACGCCGCTAAGTTGATCTTTTTCAACCGGGAATGATGACTGTTCTTCCTGCATCACTTCACGAACCAAATACGACGCTACTGAGATTAGATTTTCTTTCATACTTCCTCCTGTGTGTTTAACTCAATAATAAACATTATTACATTAAAGTCAATCGTTATTCATGAATTTCCCGCATCACTCTGCGCCGGACTTCCCCGTGAGAACGCAAATAAATTGCTCACTTTTTGAGCTAAAAATGGCTAAAATGGGCCATTTCCCCGGAAACTTCCCTGCTACTTCCAAGTCACCGGGGAAGTTTGTTTTTTGGTATATACCTGTAATACAAGGATATTTTTTCGCACTTCTTTGGTTCCCCAACTTCCAGGGGTAGTCTTACAATATAAGAAGAGTATCTCTCTCTAGTAAAAAGAAATGGCAACCCTCCATTTTCCTAAGAAAACCCGTGGAACACCCAGAACCGGGGAAAACGCATGTTAAGTGCATGATTACATTGAATATTAAAGTTCCCGGTCGCCGGGAAGTAACGTGGAAGTATCAGGGAAACCTTCTAAACTATTGATAATTAACGTGGAAGTAGCAAGTCGTGCACAACACACAGCCACCACACCACCTCTGGCAAATAAATCCGCATAAACATCCTAAGTCGGTTGACACACTCCAGCCGTTAACGGATAATCATCTCATCAGGACAGGCGAGAGATTCAAATGAGCACAATCCAGCTAGCGCGGGAACTTCTCGCAGAGGCAAAGGCAGCGACAAACCGAATGGCAGTCGCCGAGCTAACATCACTTCCGGGTCGGTACGACACGTTAGCAAGGATGATTAACACGGTAAGCGGCAACAAGGCGTCAATCAGAAAGTATCGCGGCAAAGTAGTGGTTATCGATTTAAGCTGGATTGCCGATTAAGTTCGGCACAACAGGTAAGAGCATTTTGCAGGGTTTACAGGTGTGTTGTCACGGATAGCTACCGTGATGATGATGGTTCGATTCCATCTGACCCGCCAAAGTGTTCTTTCCGTTGTGATGTAGTGAGCAGGCTGATGCTCGAGGTTGATAAACATGGGGACTTCGCCAGCAAGCCCATTACCTGGCAAGCCGGATTTCAGCACCGGCCATCACAACAAATCGATTCAGTATCCATGACGGCTTATCCTTGTTGGAGCAAGGTGTAACCTACCCGGTTGAGGCTGAAGTGAGATAGCAAGCAGGAAGCGAAGATGCAACCAGCGGCTCATAACCTTACTGGTACTGCCCGGAGTGGAATGCGAGTTCAGCGTAATGCAGTGCGCTGCTGGATGGATGCTTTACCAATATGCGAGGGATTACACCCTATCACTTTACAAGCAGATAAATCCGTATTACATTCAGTTCAGGGTTTATCGTTAAGGCGCCATCACGCAGACTTACCGATACATCCTCACCTCAGCCAGCAACACACTCATCACCCTGAGTTTTGACCCCTCCTGTAGGGGTCTTTTTTTGACTGAAATATGCCAGCAACCCTATTCGCCAGGAATAACCGGTAATCAGATGCGCCTGGCATGTGACCGAAACCACGCTTCCACCGCATCACAGCGCCCATATTCGCCTGGCATTATCCCTCAACTGACTTGCCATATTAGCGAATGCCCGGCATTGCCACTCAGATCGATTATGACGGCTCTGTAGGTGTAAGGTGTGGGTTAGTACCAGATTAGCGAGATAATGCCACCACGTCGATTACAGGTGCCATTATGACCCGATATGGTATCTTGTCTGGCGATTTAATTACGGAAGATGCAGCGACGCCCCGGAATAACTTATGCGGATTCTGCGCAGGCATCCTTGCCCCATCCCCTGCGTAGTGATAGAATGAATTCAGATATTATTGCGCATAGGTACGCATTATGGGTGCCCTAAAAAACCCACGAGAAGAAAATTTTGCCCAGGCTTATGTGAGAACCAGTAGCTCATCTGACGCTTACAGGGAAGCATATAACGCCAAAAACATGGCAGCCACGTCCATACACGTAGAATCAACGCGTGTCAAGCAGCGCCCTACCGTGACCCTCAGGATAAAAGAATTGCAAGAGGAAATTAAAATGCAGCACGATATTACGATTGAATCTCTGCTGCAGGAGCTTGAAGAGGCGAGAACTGTGGCGCTAACCTGCGAGACTCCGCAAACCAGCGCGGCAGTATCTGCAACGATGGGCAAGGCCAAGCTGACTGGACTGGATAAGCAGGTCATCGAGCTTCGCGGCAACATTACCGTTGAGCCGAAAGGGTTGGATGATTTTTATAAGAGTGTGGATGAGTGATGGATTATTCCAGAAATCTTTGATAAGATTAGTTAAGGCTAGGGCATGCAACCCGAAAAGAAGTTAACCTGACTTCCTGCCTAATCCTCAATCAGGTTTTTGCAGAGGTGCAATGTGTCAAAAGCAATTACATTCATAGATTTCCTTTCCAGAGCAAGAAAACACCACGCCGATAAATATAAATACTCACAGAGTGAGTTTTTTGGCATAAAGTCAAAGATTAGCATCACCTGTGAAAAGCATGGCGTTTTTTATCAGGTAGCAGAGCACCAC